ACGGTATACCTGAATGATCGTCAGCTAGTTTACTAAATCTTTCATATACACTCATTAGTGTATTTGCATTATCAGCTGGCTGATTAAATCTAACTGCAGGAGCACTTGACCCTAGTGGATCGTTTGTTACCTGCCATATTTTCCACGGGTGCATCTGTGTAATATCTTCATTAGGTGGAATCCTTTCTAGATTAACTTCAACTTGTGGTCCACTTGATATACCCATGTTGTTAACTAATGCACGAGCTGCTGCATTACATACACCTTGTAAATCTTCTATAATTTCTGGTATGCCTTTACCCCAGAAAGCTCCTGGGTGCTTGATAAATGATGTCTTAGCGTATGGTTTTTCACCTAGTGGGTCATAGTTTAGTACAGCTTTGATAACATAATTACCTACCATCCATACGTTTGCATCATACTCACGAGCTTCATCAGGTACTTCTTCTTCAGTTAGCCCCCACTCTACAAGCATTTTACCGCTTACCTTACCCCAAAATTCTATAGCATCATATATTTCTGTAGGTCTATCAAATGCGTGAAACTTTCTTTCTTCTTCATCTTTAGCTAGTTCTACATCTTCTGATATCCATGAATCACCATTACCATAATCTAATACTTCTCTGATTGCATCATCATCGTAACCTGGCACACCTATTAGATCTGCTAACTCTGTACGACTTAATGGGTGGTGTTCAAATAAATATCCATCATTGATATTAGTAATTCCAGGTTCTGGATACATTCTAAATGGATCTACACGTTCAAACTCTGGTGCTATAATCTCATCAGCTTCTACTGTGGTATTACCCATTTCATCTTTTGCATAACTTAACTTCCTTTGTCTACGAACAATAGGCCCTTTAATAAAAGCACAAGGGTAAGTTACTAAGTCTGTAATAAAGTCATTAAATGATTCACCCCAACCACCTTGTGCAAACTGGTCAGAGATTTTAGTTTTCATTCCACGAGCTCTATTGTCAGCGGCCTGCAATAATTTAAATCTATATTCTTGAGCTATCATTTCTTTAAGCTCTTCCATTCTAGCTGGATCTGGTGCTTGACCTTCTCTTTCTACAATTGTTACAACGTCTGCAGCAAATGATCTTTCTATCTCTGCTAGTTGACCAGGTTCTAATTCAGGTATTGGTGTAGACTGCAAATCCCATGGGGGTGTTCCTGTCTCTAGTAATATATCACGAAGCCAACTTTCAGCTGCTCTACACTTGACTTCAGTAATCATCATGTAAATATCAGAGCCGCCTTGTTGTTTTATCTGGTTAAGTTTATCTGCTTCATATTCTCCGTTTCTTTGACGAAGACCTCTGAGCATAATATTTTCTATAGGTTTTTTAGCTTGGCGTGCTGCGTCCCAGCATTTACGTAAATGAGAAGCAAGCCCTAAAATTAAAGGTTCGTTTTGCCTTTCTTCTAAAGCTTTCTTAGTAGCTTCTTTCTCTCTTCGAGTTAGCTCTTCATTATCGATTACTTGTAATACCATATCTTATTTTGGCTCTACTTTTTTTCTAAAGTCGTAAGATCCGCTGTCTCTTTCTTTAATAAATTTTTTCTCTGCTTTATCTCTAGCTTTTTTGAATTCAGGTTCATCTTCATAGAAAGATTGTTTTATGGATAAATCTCTAATGTCTTCTTTTGTTAACACAGTCTTACCATCTTTGTAGGATTTAGTCTCTACGAGACCACCCTTCTCGTATTTCTTAATTGTATAATTTTTATATCCTGGCATAGTTACCTCCAATTATTTCAGAGTATATACTTAATTTTACCTTTATCCAACAAAATAGATCTCCTGCTAGGGAGTAAAGCTAGCAGGAGCAGTGAAAGATAGTTATAAGTGAGAGGAAAAGTCATATAACTATAGTCGCAAATATGAAAGCTACTATTAGCATATCAAGTCCAACCACCTGCTGCAACAGGTTTTATCTCTCTTTTCTGTGTGACTAACCCATCTGAAGTGCTATTTATGTGCAACATTAAGTATTGCAGGGCTTCAGCTACGTGTGAAT